AGGGTGATGGGGAGGAAACTCAAAAAGACTCCGGATGACCTGGATGAATTCCTGGAGAGAGACAGGGAGGATGAGATGCATGACCTGATGGAATTCACAGAGGAGGACATTGCATTCCTCCAGGAGATGAGGGACATGACAGAGGATTTCAACTGATGAAACTGACAAAGGTAGGCAGGAAAACAATTGCAGCCTGGAAAGCACATCCCAGGTACATCTCATCTTGTGGTGGCACAAGATCCGGGAAAACCTATTCCATCCTGCAGACCTTTATCATTGCCCTGGTGGAGGAGGTCAACCTGGGGAAACCTGCAACCATCAACTCTGTGGTGTCGGAGTCCATGCCACACCTGCAGAGGGGTGCAATCCGGGATTTCAAGCAGATCATGGAAAAGGAGGGTCTATGGGAGGAGTCCAGGTGGAATGAGACACAACACACCTACACCTGGCAGAACGGATCTATCCTGGAATTCTTCTCCGTTGACAATGCCGGAAAGGTGCATGGATCTGCCCGTGACCGCCTGTTCATCAATGAGTGTCAAAACATCTCCTATGAGATCGCAAGACAACTCTTTGTCCGTACCAGGGGACAGATTGTCCTGGACTACAACCCTACTCATTCCTTTTGGCTCAATGAGATCATTGAGGCGAGGCAGAACTGCATCTGCATTCATTCCACCTACCTGGACAATGAATTCCTCACTCCGGAACAGATTGCGGAGATCGAGGACAACAAGTCTGATGCAAATTGGTGGAAAGTCTATGGAAAGGGAGAGGTGGGAACTCTTGACGGTCTGATCTATGAATTCCAACTCTGTGACTCCCTCCCTACCAGGGAGGAGATGGACAACCTGGTGGAGATCCAGGGACTTGACTTTGGATTCACCAATGATCCAACCGCAAGGGTGCAGGTGGTTGCAGATCCCAGGAAAAAGATTGCCTGGGTGAGACAAAGGTGCTACAGGACACACATGCAGAACAAGCACATCATCCAGGATCTCCAGGAGGATGGAGTCACCAAGAGGATGGAGATCTATGCGGATTGTGCAGAGCCAAAATCCATTGCTGACATCCAGGATGCCGGATTCAATGTGATTCCCTGTGACAAGGATGCACCAACCAAGAGTGACAAACTCAAGTTCCAACTCCTATGGATGCAGGGGTGGCAGTTGAATGTGACCAAGGGCTCCATTGACCTCATCCGGGAATTGCGGAATTATGTGTGGGCAAAGGACAAGGATGGCAATCCTCTGAATGAGCCTATAGGCAAGTTCAACCATTGCCTGGATGCAATGAGATATGCCGTTTGGACAAGGTTTGGACAAAAGGCAGGATACGGACAATATTCATTTTCTTTTACCAAGAGCAGATATGGACATAATTGACAACTACAACAGACTGACCCTGGGGCAGTACATTGAGATCCAGGAGATCTCCAGGAATGAATCCCTGGAGGACATTGACAAACAGGTGCAGATCCTGTCCATCCTCACCGGGGTGGCGGAAGATGAACTGCTGCATCTGCCCATCCAGGAATACAAGGAATTGGTGGTCAAGTCCGGATTCCTCAATCCGGAGAATATCAACTACCATCCCATTGCAAAGAAATACATCCTGGGAAAGTTTGAACTCATCCCCACCAGGGATTTCCGCAAGATTGAGACCTGTCAATACATAGACTTTCAGACCTATGCACCGGATCTTGACAAATACCTGGTTGAATTCCTGTCAGTCATCCTTGTCCCCAAGGGTCACAGATACAATGAGGGATATGACATCCTGGAGGTGCAGAAAGCAATCCGGGAGGAGATGTCAGTCTCTGATGGTGTCTCCCTGGCAGGTTTTTTTTTGACATGGTGCAAGAAATCAATCAAGGATTCTCTGAACTACTCCAGGCAGATGGCAATGGGGATCAAGGACAAGACCAAGAGGGAGGAGATCCTCAAGAGGATAGAGGAGCAGGAGAGGGTTTTGGAGACAAGTGGGGATGGATCGCAAATGTAGATGCAGCCTCCGAGACATGCAGGTGTTCCTGGGATGAGGTGATGAGATGGACTGCAATAGAGTTTCTGAACATCCTCTCCTATCGCAAGGACAAGATTGCCAAGGAAAAGGAGGACATTGAGGAATGGAAAAGGACACATTGATAAGATTCTCTGTCTACAGGTATGAGGATGACCTTGACACACTATACCTTGCAGATGTTTATGTTGATAAGTTTGCAAGAGGAAAGGGCAGGGGTAATGAAATTCTGCGGGCAGCAACAGAGGCTGCAAAAACAATGGGAGCAAAGCAGATTTGTCTAAAGGCTTTGGACGGATCATTCCAATCTGCTTGGTACATAAGACATGGATTTGTTGCCATAGAAAAACAGGGCAAACATATATGGATGATAAAATCTCTTACAGATGGAACTGATTGACCTTTCAGAACTGCAGAAAGTCCTGCAGGATCTTGCCAATGACATCCGGGACAACTACAAGGAACACCTGCAATTCAATGACAGATGGACTGACAAGGGTGTCCCTCCTGGATATAAGCAGAGACTCATTGACTCCGTAACAACCCAGGTGGTTGTGGGTGACCGGGCATTTGAGGTCTCAATGACTTTGAACGAATATTGGAAATATGTGGAAAAGGGTCTGAATGGTGACAAGAATCCTGCATCACCATACAAGAATCCAGGATGGGGTGCATTTCCGCACATCCTCAATTGGGTCAAGATCAAGCCTGTCATCCCAAGACCAAATTCATCCGGCAGAATTCCCACTCCAAAGGAACTTGCATTCCTCATCACCAGGGCAATTGTTCAGAATGGCACACAGGGGACATTTGACCTCAAGGCGGTCAAGGATGGAGTCATCCCCTGGTACAAGGAAAAGATTGCCATTGCCCTGGGGCATGACATGGAACACTACATCCGGAAATTGGTGGTGGAGAAATAGTCCTTTTGTTTGTAGTTTGTTTGTAAAAAAAGAAAGTAAGTCATTGATTGATAGGCGGTTTCTTGTGTGACTGACTTGTGGTGCAAATAAGATTCTTTTGTTTTCTGCCACATATACGAAAGAAAGGGAGGTAATTTCTGATCTCCCTTTTTTCGTGGTGTCCGGTGTCTTATTTGATGGGTCTGAAAATGTAGCAGACTGCCATTGGTTTGAGGTGTCTCCCTGCCTTGGATTTTTTGTCATTGCGGAATGCGGTCATCCTGTAGCATCCATCCTCCCATAGTCTCCAGGTGATGTCATCATATTCATTGAATTCCCGGAGAAATTTTTCTCTCTGCTCCATCCATTCCAGGACTTGATCCTTGGTGAATGTGCCTCTCCAATTCCGGCACTTGATGATGTCTTGGGTTGTAGGGTTGTAGATGTTTGCCTGTCCTTTGAAAATTGTCTGTTCCATTGTATGAAAGATTTGATTGTTTGACTTTGGTTTGGTGGGGAGGTTTCCCTCCCCTGTTTTCATTTAGGCTCTCTCAATCCAATATTCGGTCTCAATGTTTCCGAAAACTCCATAGAGGGTGACCTTGCAATATCCCATCCGGATTCTTTCAACCATGTAGTGGGAGTCCTTGGAAAAGGATTTCATCAGTCTGTTGAACATGGACTCAATGTCTCTCTTGGTGGTGGAGGAGAAAAAGGTGCGGATCTGGTTTTCCGTCTGTTCCTTGATGTTGTAGATGTGTTTCATTGTATAAAGGTTTTGTTGTTGTTTCTGTATTGCAAAGGTACAACAATAATTTGAAAAAACAAATTATTTTATCAAAATGTGAGGAAATTTTTGTGGGTGTCATTTACGGAGACCGGGCAAAATGATATTTCCTGGAAAAAAGTCATATGGCAGTTCCTATTTGGAAAGACAAGATTGTTGACCTCAATACTGCATCCGCACAATTCCGGATCTACGATTCTGCAAACTCCGTCTCCCTGTATGATGGGGTTGCAAAGGCAAAGCCTGGAGAATCAACCGCAAAGGTGCGGATCAATGACATCTGTGCAGACTACCTGGAGAATGCATTGCCGACATTGACGGACAGGGCATTCTCTGCACTCCCTGTCAAGACATTTGCAGTTCAGAAAAAAAGTGGGTCATCCTGGACATCTGTGGAGAGTGTGACTTTCTATGATGATTGGTCTTATGACTATGGGACAACTCTAACGGATCTGTCCTGCCCCATCAATGGCAGGGTGGATGACCGGATGTTCATCCTTTTCTCCGGATTAAACATGGCATCCCTGTCTGCAAGTTATCACAAGAGGACAGGGACATCATCCTCCAGGTCTGTCACCCTGCCATCCAACCCATCCTCCGGGACGGGTGCATTCAAGGCAAATGCAGTCTCCAATGTTG